TGTTTTTAATAGTTTCGGTATCTTTTGCTCTAGCATATATCCCACAAATAGCTATCATTAATATAGCAAATGATTATTGTGAGAAGGAAAATGCAATCTAGCCTTAGTTTTAGACTCATACGAAACTCCTATTTGAGCAAACCTATCTACAATAGGTGTAGCAACTACAGGTGGCTTAACAACAGGCGTGCTTGGTATCACAGGTTGTGACACCTCTGGCACTACAGCAGTTCCCGCTAGATTAAAAGACCCTGATTGACCACAAGCACCTGAATGAACAGTATACTTAACTTGATTCAAACGATTAGCTTTCTCTCGAATAACAATATCCCAAGTAGTATTTGGTGGCATCCAAAGCGAAGTACCTCCTACGTAATCACCTAAAACAACTTCTGATGGTACGTTGGTCTCCCAAGAAACAATCTTCTTCGAATTGTTATCTGCAATACAATCTTTAGAAATAGTGAACTTATCGACTATTAAAGATGATGTTGTAACTGATGGAGGAATTGATGGTGTAGTATTGCCCTTTAATGCAAATAAAAGTCTATCTGCATCACTCTCTGTTATAAATATATCAACACTTATGCCACTTACGGTGAACTTTCCTGAATTAATCATTTGCTATGTTTTTAATAGTTTCGGTATCTTTTGCTCTAGCATATATCCCACAAATAGCTATCATTAATATAGCAAAAAGCTTTAATGCTGTTGATAATATAATATATAAGGCAAGAAATGAGCCACAAAAGACCCAAAAACTGCTCGTAATAAATTTAAAAAATTCTAACATATTATTATTCTGGTAATACGTATCTAGGATACCTTCGTACCTTAATATCGTCTGAAATATTTGTTTTAAATGTTATGCAACCTGTTTGGCCGGCATCAATATCAATTAAGCGACAAAGTTTATCATTAATAAATAGCTCACAAGTAATATCAACCGAGGTTCTAATGTAGAGAGAATAGCGAGATTTATCTTCCAAAACCCACGTATCCAATACATCGAAATGCCCCTCAAATATAACTTTATTACCCTTTGTTAATTTAAACATTAGACTAGACTGTGTAACGATGGTTTAGTTTGTAACCGTGAATTGCATGACCAACAAACCGAATCATTTGTAAGTTTATAAAGATTAGTCAAACTCAAATCAAGTAACTGGTTAAACTTTTTATAAGTACTTGGAAGCGTAGTCTCAATAACAGTTTGAACATTGGCATCTGAATACCAACCCCTTTCGTAAGAATTAATCTTATCATCTAGTATTCGAATAGCGAAGAAATGAGTAAAGGCATTCAAAAAGAACTCTGGATAATTACATATCATAGTCTCAAAATTACACCTTACTTGTGCATCCACACAGAAAAACTTTCTAGTAGTATCTTCGATGTTATCTAGTGCATAACTCTTACCTAATTCAATAGAACCGTAACCTGACGAACACTCACATATACTCTCACAGCCACTCATACAAGATGAGGTACAACCAGCCTCACCACAAAGCACAGAAACTAAAACAGCATCAATATTCTGAATAGCTACAAAAAGTTCTTTCTCTGGGTCTGTAACTGTGAAATTAATGGGAACTACATTCTTGCCCAATGTTAAACTAATCTCTTGTGTATAAATAACTGAACTAGAGATTAAATCAATCACTTTCAAGATAACTGAACCGGCTTTATGCGCTACAAAATTAAGATTCTTAATATGATATTCAACAAACTCGTGTGTAGGTAGAAGAACCGTAAAGCCCTCTAGTACATCTGTTGTAGCATTAAGGTAATGTGCCTTATCAGAGGAGAATGGAGGAGTTTCAGATATGATATGATTAAACGATTTTTCACCACTAAATTTAAGTTCGACTTCTGTTAAAAACTGGCTATAAGCTGCTGTTTTGATCTGATTAAAATGAGCGGGGAAAGATTGCTTTTTATCGGGCTGTATTGCTTGAACAAGATTCACAGAAATTCCTGCTATATCATCCACATAGTAAAGACTTTCATCCCCACATAATCTAATACCAACACTATCTATTAAACAACTCATAGTTAAAATTTATCTAAAGGGCAAGGACTATCTGAAAATAACTTAGCTTCTAAAACACAACCACAACCATAAACGCCGTTAAGTGACTTTTTGTGTGAACAAAACTTAATGACTCCCGAACTTCGTAAAGGACAAACCTTACAAAATTCCTTCTTTCTAAGATACTCAGCTACTGACTCATCATCAATATTATTAAGGACACGGCATCTAAAAAGATTAGTGTACCCCACTATAATCGCATGAACCATACCCATGAACTCACGATACCATTGCTGAATATCTATAAGAATGTATTTACTTCTTCCCACAAGCCTTGCAAGTTGATTTGTATGGTGCTGTTTTACTCGCAGTTTTTACACTTGTCGAGGTTTTTAATATTTTGCCTAGTACTTTCATAGTAGTTATTTATCTCTCAAATAGTTTTAATGTATTAGTATTACCTAATTCGTGATTCTTTAATGTAATGGTTCGCTTTGTTAAGTAGTTTCGTAAACTCTCGGAGTTATAAGCATATTCAAAAAACATCTTAATCTCCTCCACTCTTTCGTTGTGATAAAGAAAACCTTGTGAAGCTGGCTTATACTCTACTTTAATATTTTGTAATCCCTTAATCTTAATTTGTGTAGAACAACAATCATCGGCTATCGAACCTACCAGAACTCCATCATACACATCAAACCGATATTTCGCCCCACCTAATTCGACTCTTCTAAACTCCATTTATTCTATAATTAAATCAGCAACAAATCCATCACCTGTTCTATCTGCTAAATCTTTATCCCAATTAAATGTAGCGACAACCCTATAATCGTAAATATCGCCAATACCAAAATCTTGCGCCTCTAACTCAACATTAAACTCAATAAGCAAGGATTTTAATTCTTCTTTGAACTTTTCTTGCTTATCCCAAATTGAAGTGTACATTATACACAAGTTTTATCTACTTCAACTCCATTATCCAAAAACTCAACACTTTGTGACCCGATATACGTAACCACTACTTCATCAACTACAAGAGAAGCTGTAAAAGCACCCGCTTCAATAGCTTCTAATTCTGCTTCAAAATCAGGATTCACTATAACACTCACGCCATCCCTAATAGCGGGGGCTGAGGTTAGATTAATGGTGCTATGACCATAAACAACTTGATTAATCATATAAATGTTTGTTAAAGACCATGAACAGGAATAGGTGGATAGCTCCCAAGAGCAAGAGTAAGTAGGAATAGACCATGAGCAAGTGTTGGTAGTGGCGAATGCTGGGTTAAGAACGATGTAACCTGACTCACAAGAATCAAGCACTTGAACTTCTATACCACATTGAGAGCCTGAACCATACGGGATAGCAATTGAATTGCCTTGTACATCCTTTAATTCTATTTGAATTTTATCAAAATTATAATCAGCAGGGCGAAAAGGAACTTTAATCGCACCTAAAACAACTTGAACAGTGCGACAAATAGTACCACCACCCCAAAGCTTGATATAGACATGAACCCACCCTGTATCTTCAAGATACAAGATAAAGCCATCACTACACTTATTAATGTGTGGCTCGGTACTCTCGCATACGTAAATACTACTACAACTCATACTGTTTAATTATACACAAATATACTAAAAAATTCTAAAATAAGGACGTTTGTGCTAAACTATTTTTAACTCTTTTTATTGATGCATCAAAATATTCTGTATCTAACTCGCAAGCATCAAGCGATAAATCCATTTTCTCAACTGTATTCATATCATTTAATGCAATAGCTATACTAGCCGAACCTAAGTGAGTATCTATTATTTTATCCCCAGTTTTGGCGTAATTCTTTATTATCCATTTGTATAAAGCGACTGGCTTTTGGGTGGGGTGGATTCTTGTTGGCTGATTTGGCGACATCTTGTATATACGTGTACCGCCAGACCTAACCCATGCGTATTCGCATTCGGCAAAATCCCTGCCATACATAGTTTCACCTTTATCCCATATAGAAAAATATTGACTTGGTGGTAATTCGAAATAATTACCACCCCAAATAATTTGATTATTGCTTATGCGAAACAATTCTTCAAAATATTCTGGCGTTGGCGCTTCCTTATCCCACTTTTTATCATCCTTATTAAACACAGAATTACCCATATTCATTCCATTTCTATCTATCCCATAAGGCGGGTCTACAATAGCCAAGTCATAATATTTATCAGGGAGTTGCTTCATAAACTCCATATTATCACAATTATAGAAATTTATTTTATCTGTAATTTCGACTTCATTCAAGTTTTTGTATTCCATTTCAATCATTAAATAAGTAATTAATATCCTCTTTTAAAACACCTTCTATTAAAATCTTTGACTTAATAAAATAAAGGTTAAGTCTTTTATTCTTATTAACTAGCGAGATTCTGTAATACCCATTAACGCCATCCTTCATATTAAAGGAGACAGAGTATTGCCCACCTTGTAACGGAACGCCTTTTCTAAAAATAATCTTATTAACTGGGTTATAAACCCTTAACTTAGTAGTACTTAAAGCTAAATTAACTACCCAAATACTTAAAAGATTATCTTCTGTAACAGTTTTTATTTCAAATAATTCTTTCTTTAATACTACTTGATTTTGGGCGAAAGTTGAGGAACATAAAAATAATAGATATATTCCCCATTTTTTCATAACTCTATATTATAACGCTTAACTAAATCTTCAAATTCATCCATAAACTTATCAGCCTCCACTTCCCCTTTCTCGTTTAATTGAAAGGCTATTTTAGCCGACTTCTCGTAGATGGTAGTTAAGATGTCTATTTGACTAGCCACCTCTTCTACTTCTCCTTTATTTAACTTATAATATGTTTCAAACCACTTCTCCACCTTCTTTAAAGTATTTTGTGCAGAGAACTTTAAATCCATGCCAAAAATCTTAGTATCAAGGGCGTAGTCTAGGTAAATAATGCTGGATTGTAACGTGCCTATCAATAAAAGTATGTTTTCTTTTTGTTTATTCATTTTTTAAACTATTTAAACGAATAAGCTCTTTTGATATTTTAGTGACATAGTCTATTATGTTCTTTTGTTGAACTTTTATTGCCTCTTCTTTGTCCAATGTAAACCACCTACTCTGGTAAGCGTAACTTTTTATAATACATAAACGAGGTTGACTATCATCTTCTCTTTTATGATAATTATAACTGTTATCGCTTTTAATAGAGCCTACGCATGGCACAACATTAAGGTTATCGTCAATTGTCCATGCGCTATATTCTTTATTTATCTCTAATAAAGACTTATATTTATCTACTATTTTACCATAAGGATATGGCAAATCAACGTGGTGTGTTATTTCCATTTTATTTTATTTAACATATATTCTTCAACTTTAATCAACAACCTCAATTGCTTAACAGTAGCTCCCTCCCTAATCCCGTCTTTATGACTCCCAAATACCTGAGTATTAATATCCCTATTAATCGTGGAATAATCAAGCCCATGAGATTGTATTTTCTCTGTAATCTTAAAATTTAAGTCTTTTGACTTTTGGCGCAACTGAGATTTATTCATTAAAAATATTTTTCTATTACTTCAATTACTTCATCGAATGTTTCGGTGGTATCATTAATGGAGGCTAATCCTTCCGTGCCCCTAATGTTAAATCCATTAAATTTCCCATTATCCCCTAATATCGAATACATTGGGTTCTTCTCTGATAATATACTCGTACAGCCTTGATAATAAGTATGAGCATTCTTCTTCTTTTTTCGCTTGATGCCTTGTATTTCACAAAGAACACCTAAACAATCATACTTATTATCGGAGCACAGATACTCCCGACCTTTAGTGTATTCCCCACTCCTTAAAGCATTCAGCCACTTCTCTTTAATATCAACAGGCAACAATGGCCTATTATCGAACTTTTCTTGATCTGTTATTGTAATTTCCATTTTTAAGTATTTAAATCTATGACAAATATAATAGAAAATAATTTACAAACAAATAACCGACTGATATTTATTATTTTTGTGTAAAAAAAGAATATGAAATTATTTAAGATTTTAAAATCTAAACAAGCCCCTGAGCCACAAGCTAACAAGAAGTGCAAACAATTTAAAGAGTGCCAAGAATTAGGAATAGTAGCACTAGCACCAGAGATAGAGATTAAAGTAGGAGACGAAGTAATTAAGTACTATACTTTTACGAAGAGTTATGACGAAATGCCGACTCTGAGATACCTCCAAATCCAAGCGACATTAGACTCGTTTCAAAAATTTGGAATGAGCTACGACCTGGCGAAGGATTATGTAGAAGATGCCCTAGAACAGTTAATGAACCTAGACATCACAGAACCCGATGCACAAGAGAAAAAAGACGCTATTATAATCACTTTAAAAGTGTTTAAGGGGCATATGAAAGAACTGGACAAAACAGGATTACTATTAGAACTGGCAAGCCTAGTTTATATAACAGAAGAGGAAGACCCTTACCGCCCCGACTTTGACTTAAATAGTAAAAAAATAACATTATGGGCTAATGAGATAGCTGGCAAGGAGGGTCAAAGTGAACTACTCCCTTTTTTCTCAGAGAGGCTGAACTTAGAATCGGCAGGCTTAACGAGGCTATTCAGTCAGTTCAATATGCTCTCAATCCCGAATCCAACAGAAGCCCAACAGAAGGAAATGAACCTAATGAGAAATTCCCTCATATTAGACATGGAGAGATTAGCAGAGGGCTTAAAAGGTTCAACACATTGGTCGAATTTAAAGAAAGCTGTACGGAACTATCGAATTACATTAGATGCAGCCAATTTGAAGCTGAACGGCTAGGAATATTTGACTATATAGGATATACGAGTCAATTAAATAAGAGTAGAGAGAAAGAGAACGAGGCGATTAAAAAAGCAAATAGAACCACCAAATAGACAATGGCGAACGAAACCGCTTACTTTGAGATACAGGTTAAGAACCTAGACGACCTATTAACCCTTACTAAAACGCTCAAAGATGCGAAAGTAGGAGTATCGGATATATCAAAAGCCTTTAAAGTAGCGACCGAACAGCAGAAAGCCGCCTTGCGTGAACTTCAAGTATTAGAAGATATTGAAGAAGAAAAGCGTAAAGGCAGAAGTCAACGAAAGATTGATAGAGCCAAACAGGAAAGTAAGGCTTTAATTGACTCCGCTAAAGCCGTTGCAATAGCCGAAGAATCAGCAGCAAAACAATCTGCAACCGCTCAAATAACGGCTAGTAAACTCGCTACCGAACAAATAAGGCGAGACAATCTCACAAAAACAAAAAGCACGGTAGAATTTGGTAAAGCAGTAGGGACTCTTAATAACCTACTAGCATTAACAGGTGTGGCTATTGGGGTGCAGAGCATAGGACAGTTCGCTAAAGGAATATTTGATGCGCAAAGTAAAGTAGAAGCACTAAGGCTTACTTTAAGAAACTTGATTGGAGCAACTGGAGGCGAGAATCTGTTCAAACAAATCCAAGACTTTACAACTAGAACACCTTTCACTTTCGAAGAAACCATACAGGGCGTAAATGCTTTGGTTGGATCAATGAGAGCGGCTGGCGTAGCTTCAAGTGTGATTGCGAAAGAAGTCGTACCTACCCTTGAGAGCCTAGGAAACTCGGCCAGTGCTTTAGGTGGTGGAGAGCGACTGAACCGACTAACCTACGCCTTTACTCAGGTACAAGCAGCAGGAAGATTGATGGGTACTGAGGTGCGACAAATTGCAGAAACAGGATTCCCTTTATTGAGCGTATTATCACAAGAACTAGGTATTAGTGTACAAGAGGTACAAAAGAAGATTACCGATGGGGCATTAAGCTTTAATATATTTAAAGAAGCTATGCTTTCCGCAGGAAAAGAAGGCGGGGTATTTGCTGGCTCAATGGATATTTTATCGCAAACAGTAAGTGGTAAGATAAATATATTAAAAGATAATGTATTCTTTGCTATGGCAAGAATAGGCGAAGGGTTTAGTGGTACGGCTAAGAAAGCTATTGATTTCGCCAATAATCTAGTAACGGCTTTATTTGGAACTGAATTTGCCTTACAAAAAACACTCGATGTAGTAAAAACTTTAATCACAGCCTTCCTTAGCTATAGAATAGCTGTATCTGGTAGTGTTTTAGTAGAAAAGGTAGCCTTGGTAGTAAGGGGAGAGATGATACTTGCCAATATCGCTTTGACTGGAACATATAATGTAATGACAGCCGCAGAATTAAGGGCTGCCACTGCCGCTAGAACTTTAAACGCAGCCTTAATTAGTAATCCATTTGGACTTATAGCAATAGCGATTGGAACTATTGTAACTGCAACTATACTACTAAGAAAGGAGCAAGATAAACTAGCCAATGATACAAAAGAAGCACTTGTACCACTAGAAAAAGAGAAGATAGCCTTCAACTCACTTGCTAACGCTGTATTAGCTAAAACCTTAACCCACGAAGAAGAATTAAGGGCCTTAAAGAAACTTAAAACCGAATATCCTGATTTAATCGGAAATACAAAGAGTTTAAGCGAAGCAGAGAAAATTCTTAACGCAAATAAGATTAAAACAAACTCGGCCTATTCTTTTAGAGAGCAGAAGCTAGAGATATTGAAAAATCAATTCCCTATTCAATTGAAGGGAATCAATAACTTAGAAGAAGCAGAAGCTAAACTAGGTACTGTGTTAAGACAAACCAACCTAGACTTCCTTTTAAGAGCTAAACTAATCGAGAATGAGGTAAGAACCAACTTTAATAACAAAATTATTACCGATAATTTAAACGAGGTAATACAACTTGAAAGTAAGTTGAATAAGATAAAGAAAGAGGGGATTAGCTTCGTGTCAGGAACAGCCGGTAATATTACTAAAATAGCTGGCGAACAAGAAATAGCCGACTTGCAAGCACAAGTAAATAAGAAAAGAGCCATTGTGCTTGATGCAACTAAAAAGAATGAGAATATCGAAGAAAGCTCATTTAAAGAGAGAGCGAGACTTACATTTAAGTATAATGAAGATATAGCTAAAATAGAAGCGGATGGTAGTGGTGGTGGAGGTAAAGGCAAAACGGCAAAAGAATTTAAGCCTAGTGCCAAACTAGAAGCGGCAAGAGAAGAAATAAAAGAACTAAAAGAACTTGGAGAACTTGGGCTAAAAGATAAACTCGATTTACTTGAAAAAGAGAAGAATGCCGATGTATTAGAACTGACAGAAAGATTTGCTAAAAGAGCCGACTTTGAACTAAGAAAAACCAAGCTGTTAGAAAAGTATGCTATTCAAGAGAATAAATTAGTAGCAGAAGTAAGTAAGGCTTCATTAAAAACAATCGAGGATACTGATAAAGAAAGAATTAAGTTGCTTAAAGAACTTGAAGTAGCTAAGAAACTTATTGTACAAGAGGCCGAAGATGCCAACCTAGCATTATTAAAACAATCAGAACTAGCTAAAGCGGATAGTGAGGAAGAAAAGTATCAGATAAGTGTGAAGTATGATAAACTAGAATTTGAATTAAAGAGAAGTAGAATACTAGCAGAAATACAAAATAATGCCAATGAAATAAGTTTATTGGAGAATAGTGTAGACTTTAAGAAAAAAGTAGCGGCAGACAACATAAAACTTATACTAAAAGAAGGGAAAGATAGAGAAACTGCTATAAAAATAAGCAACGAAGCCATAGATAAGGAGAACGAGGGGGCTATATTAAAGATTGAACTTGACACTCAAAAACATTATAAGGACTTACAGAAATTAAGTGGGGACTTTGAAGCTAAAAGAGTAGAAAACTCAACTAGAAATAACGAGAGAATAAAGAAAGATACCCAAGCATTCCTTGATGTAATAAAAAGAATAGAGGAGAATAACAGGATAGCGAGATTAAGAATACTTGAAACCTTTATTAAGAATACGCAAACTAGCTTAAAAGCGGTAGCTAAAGCTTATGGAGACTTTGGTACGGCCTCTGCTAAAGCTAATGCAGCCTTTGTATTAAACCTAGTGGAGACCTTAGGCCAAGTAAGAGAGAACCTAAAAGCCACAATAGCCAACTTGAAATTGAATAGGACTGAGATGGATAAGTTGAAAAAGGTTTATGATGATAATAAAAAGAATTTTAAAGATAATACACTAGCATTAATAGCTATTGAAGCGAATTATACCAAAGCTAGTAAGCAAGCTAAAGAGGAACAACTTAAAAACACGCTACAAATATATGGAGAACTTGCTAAAGTAGCTATAAGTATTATTGGTGGTGCTGTGACCAAACAAACAAGTATTGAACTAGAGGGGATAAACGCTAGGATAAAGAATGCACAAACAGAGTATGACCAAAAGATAGCAGCACAAAGAAAAGGGCAAGAAGACTCACTTGCACTACTTCAAGAAGGATTTGATAAAGAGCAAGCAGCTAGAGAAGAAGCACAATTCAAGAAAGATGCTAGTATAGAAGCGGCTGCAAGTGCAGAGAGGAATAAAGTGTTGGATAGGCAAGCCGAAGCACTAGCCCTTTTGATAGCGGATAAATCACAAGTGCAAGCTATTAATGATGCAGCGGCATCACAAGAGCTAGCTTTTAGAGCCTTATACAAGGATAGTTTAAATGCAATAGACCTAGAAAGAAGAGCAGAAGCAATAACGGCTCCAGCTGCAATAAATACACCGCCAGGAATTGCGCTCCATTTTGCGTATTGTTTCGCTGTAAGTATGGCTACTTGTATTGCTATCTCTATTGCAGCCAAAGCTTGTGATAGCTTAATCT